AAAATACACATCTCATAGCCTTTTACTTGACAAACCGATGCTATTCCTTTACAACGTGTACAAATGAGCACTGATAAGGACAAGTTAGCACAAGGAATACAAGAAGCCATCGCAGAAGTTGCTGCTGATAAAGAACTTATGAAAGTCAAAAGCTTATCACGCCACAACCCCGAAAAGGTTGCACAAATACTTTACTGGTATTCGATTGGCAAAAGCCAGACGCATATTGTTGAAAAGCAGAAGATACCGAGGAATACAGTTATCCAGATACTGGTAGATTACGCCGACCACTTGGGTAAACTTCGGGAGGTTGCGGGCAAGATCGCGGCCCGTAACTATATGAACCTCAGTTCTTTAGAAGAAGATTTGGTAGATAAAGTCCGGGACAGGATGGATAGTGATCCCGAGATGGAAGTTACCTTTCGGGACATCAAGGAATTATCTATAGCAAAGAGTAATGCATTCCGGGAGACTATGACATCTAGGGGAGAGGCTACTCAGATAACTGAAGAGAGAAAGGTAGTCACCCAAGAGGACTACGAGGATACTTTGAAAGCGGCGAAGGAACGATTGGAGAAGATGAAAAGAATTGACGAAGTGGAGATAATAGAAGAATCAGACCTACAAAGTAATGATTGACGAAGACCACGATGAACTCTTTGACCGCATCCGGGGCAATCTCGGAGAGCATTTCGGTAACTATATGTTTATAGTTATGGATGATGACGGTGATTTATTCTATGATTATACTAATCATAGGGTTGGTAGAATGCTATTGAAAGAGACCCAGGAGGATATGGATAGTGATTTAAATGAGCTAGACATCATTTGGGAAGCAGAAGAAGAGGAGGAGGAATCTGATGGAACTGACATTTTCTAAGCATCCTTTCCTGGAACCTCCTACTGACGAGGAGATAGTGCTACTCGGCGAAAGTGATCCAAAGTTATTGAAAGCACTGTACAAGGCACACGAGGGTCGTATTAAAGCATCTGAGGATGATCCGGTGCGTTACGGGTTTGATTTAAACGGGTGGCAACGGATGGAGAAGTCATTAAATAATTACAACGAGTGCTTAGTACTTGGTGGTAATAGAAGTGGTAAGACTACGGGTTGTGCCAAGATGGTGATGAAAGCTGTAATGGAGAACGAGGACGGGCATATAGTGTGCTTCAGTCAAAACGCGGACACTTCAATTAAGATCCAACAAGCAGCAATTTGGGAGATGATGCCAAAAGAGTTCAGACGTAAGACGAAGAGTAACGAGGGTTATATAAACTTCTCTATGCAGAATGGATTCACTGGGCAGTCATTTATATTTCCGGATACTAGAACACGGGTAGACTTCAAGACTTATACGCAGTTCAGTAATAACCAAACCATCTTAGAAGGTTTTGAGTTCGGGTTCAAGAAGCCTAATGGTTTAAATATAGGAGCCTGGTTGGACGAGTACTTAGGGGATGCGAGTTTAGTAAATACATTAAGATTTAGATTAGCTACTAGAAATTCCAAGTTAGTGATTGGATTCACTCCAATCGATGGTTATACTCCATTTATCAACGAGTATCTGAAAGGGGCTGAAACAACACAAACCAGAGGTGCCGAACTTTTGAATAACAGAGAAGTACCAATTGAGCAGTACAGTCCAGACAGAGATGCTGGAGTTGTGTACCTCCATTCGGATGAGAACCCATTCGGCGGGTACGAGAGAATAGCGAAGGACTTGAGAGGCCGGCCGGAGGATGAGATTATGGTTCGTGCTTACGGAGTCCCGGTGAAATCGATGACTAGTTTACTGCCTTTATTTAACACTGAAATCAATGTATTATCCGAAGTACCCAATCGATCGGGACGAACCTTCCCGGACATTTCTAATAAGTCCCAGTACTCTAGTTATATGGTGGTCGACCCCGCCGGAGCAAGAAACTATGTTGCAATATGGGCTGGAGTGGATAGAGATGGTCGAGTCTTTATTAGGAGAGAGTGGCCAGACCGTAATACATTTGGAGAGTGGGCAGTTTTTGGCGATCCAAAGTGGAGGTTTGGACCAGCCTCAAAAAAGATAGGTTACAACGTAGAGGGCTACGTAGAGCTCTTCAAGGAAATAGAAGAAGAGTTAGAGATTGAAGTAATTGAAAGAATCGGGGACTCTAGATATTTTGCTCGAGAGAATGAGAACAACGATGATCTCTTCACTGCATTTTATGATCACGGTATGCATTTTATACCGAGTGACGGCCGCCAGGAGGAGTTAGGAATCAATGCATTGGACGAGTGGTTCAGTTACAATCCAAACGTAGAGGTAGATGATGCCAACCAGCCCTTGTGCTACATTCATACAGATTGTGGTAACTTAATAGATTCTTTAATTAACTATAACTCAAGTGGAAAGTCTGATGAGCCCCTCAAGGACTTCTTTGATGTCATCCGATACTTACGGATGTCTAACTCTGGAGAAGGCCCGGATCATATCGATACGAGGAGTTTACAAACAACAACACAAAATAAAGGAGGCTACTAATGCCAAAAAAAAGATTAACACAAATAGCAGAAGAGTACGGGATATCATTCGAGGATTCGCTTGATATAGTTTTCAAAGAACTAGAAGAAGATATGGTTGCCGGTAAAGGCAAGAATACTTGGGTCGATGAAGACGGACAAAGAGTACTTGATGAATTGATATCAATGCCGGTTCTTTACAGAGGGCCAGTCCTAGCGAAAGCCATTAATCCTAACTACGTAATGGTGTACATAAAGGAACTAAGTAAAAAGGTACCGGTCAAGGTTCCTAGAAAATGGCAAGCGAAAATTACACCTGGTAAAATAATTTACGTTGAAGCAGATAACAGTGGAGCAGAGGCTAAATACAACTGGGTAAAAACACCTCAGAGAGGTTGATACGTGTGGTATTATATTAAATAAACTATGGATAGTGACTCAACTTCAGAAGCTTTTACTTACAAAGAAAAAGAGCCCGATATCAATACACTTCGTTATGCATACGATCAAACTGTAACCGAACTAGAGGCTTACTTTGATTTGTGCAGAACAAGTTACGATGACCGCCGTAACTGGTGGGCGGGCAAAAGCCGCGACCACAGGAAGCACGGAGCGGATGCTTTCCCTTGGGAAGGGGCAGCTGATATGGAGGCACATACAATCGATGAACGGATTACACGCCTTGTTGCTTTATTTATGTCTTCTCTCAATCGTGCTAATATTCGTGCTTTCCCAGTTGAGAGCTCTGATATAGCACGAAGTAAATTAGTATCTGGATTTCTAAAGTGGATGGTATCCTCCGGTTATATTCCACGCTTTAAGAAAGAGATGGAACTCGGGGCTAATTATTTATTAGAAAGAGGATTACTTGTTACTTACGTAGGTTGGTTAAGAGAGGACAGAAGTTATTTGCAGTTACTTGATATAAATCAAATAGCTGAAATCAACCCAGAAGTCTCTAACGCAATCCTTGAAGGAGATAAGGACGATTTAGTAATTGATTTGTTAATGATTTCTTTCCCTACAATCAGTAAAAGTAGAGCTAAGAAAGCTATAAAGGAATTACGTAAAAAAGGTGAAACAGAATTACCAATAGTCAGAAGACAGGTAAATGCACCCGAAGTAAAGACGCTTGCACCGGACGGAGACTTTTTCTTCCCTCCTTATGTTACGGATCCACAAAGGGCACCTTATTGTTTCTGGAGAACTTACTACACAGCTCAAGAGCTTTTGAACAAGGTTCAAACAGATGGCTGGGATGAGGACTTCGTTGAGGAGATGATAGACAAGTACAGAGGAGTAAATATAGATAGTATTGAACGCGAGCAAGAAGGCCGTAGGAGTACATCCTTAACTGACAACGCTTACGAAGCGAATGAGTTAATTGAAATAGTTTACAGCTACCAGCGTTTAATCGACAGAGAGGATGGATCCGAAGGTATTTACTGCACTGTTTTCCACAAGGAGTACAGTGAAGGATACGCTAAGTTCGAGTTATTGAACGGATACGAAGACTACCCGGTAGTAGTTAGTAAACTATCAGAAGATAGTAAACGCTTGTACGATGTACAAACAATTCCAGATGTACTTCGCGGTATTCAGAACCAAGTAAAAGTAGAAAGGGATTCGCGTATTGATAGAAACAGTCTAGCGACTTTACCTCCTATTCTGCACCCTGTTGGTCAAGCACCAACAGATTGGGGACCTGGACGTATGATACCTTACCGCCGTAAGGGAGACCTGGACTTCGCTCCTACTCCGCCACCTCCAACTGGTTCAATTGAAATTGAAAGAACTATGGAAGAGCAAGCGGATAGATTATGTGGACTTGATGAAACTTCAAACATTAGTCAAATCCGTAAACAATTTCTTGTTGATAAGTTCTTAAATCACGCCGGTGAAGTACTTAAAATGTGCTACAGATGTTATCAGCGTTTTGGACCGGATTCAACATTCTTTAGAGTCACTGGATCTCCAGATCCTCAAACATTTGATAAAGGTGACCCGGATGAAAACTTTGATATAATAATAGATTTTGATGTTCTTAATAACGACCCCGATACTCAAGAGAAAAAACTTCAACAAATGGTTGCCCTTACGCAAATGGATCGTAACGGTCGAATTGATATTAACAGTCTTCTCGACAGTGCTGCTTTTGCTATTGATCCGGTTATTGCGGATAGTGTTCTTCAACCCGTGGAAGCGGCTCAAGAACAAGTGGTTCGCCAAGTAACTGATGACCTCGCTAAGATATTCGCTGGTATTGAAATGCCGGCACGTCCTAACGGTGCTCAGATTGCAATGCAAGTTATTCAGCAGTATACTTCTCAGCCAGATGTTGCTCAACGCTTGCAGTCCGATGAAGCATTCGCCGAACGTATACAGAAGTACGCTGGGCAGTATACATTCCAGATGCAACAAATGCAAAATGCTCAAATCGGAAGAGTTGGAACAGAGCCAGCTCAGATGGGAGATATACAAACACAGGGAATGTAGTATGAGTTTTTTTGACCAATTATTTGGTAGAAATAAAAAGCCGGACGTTTCAAATTTTCCTCAAGTTGGGTACACCCAAGGAGGACAGTTATTTGGAACAGATGGCAAACCTGTCGTAGATTCTGTTGTCCAAGTACAAGATTCTAATATGTTAGGCCAGGGTAATGTTACAGTACTACCAGATTTAGTTCGATACATAAACGAACCAGAAACACCAGAGGCACAATATGCACAAATTAAAGTGCTAAATCCAAAGCCTGGAAGGAATAATATATTTGGTACTCCAGAAGAAATTAATAAAAATGCACAAATTGCATCACAGGGGTACACTGATGCTTTTATTGACAAACCGGAAGAAAATATAAAACTCTTAATTCCTGTTCTACTAGGACACGGAAATACAGAGGCACCTAGTTTTAAGCTAGATGAAAAACAAAGAGATGCATCCGGAAAACCAATACCAGGAAGAGCGGACGGGCCTCTTGGTTTCGATTTTCATAAAAAATACTTCGATATGTTTACAGGTGCTAGAGGCACAGATAAAAGCTATGAAGAATATGGTAATTATATTTATGATATACTTTACGGGAATCAAATGGAAAAAATCGCAGGTAAACCAATTCTTAATAGAGATGCAAAAAATTCAATTGTAAATGCGATAAAGTCCGGTGATTTAGAAAAAATTAGCAATACTATGTTTAAGGGATTTTTCGCACCAGCTAATCAAAGCGAGGAAAAAAGAAAAGAAAGATTTGAAGATACTTTAATGTTCAAGAAGCAATTACCTTTTTAATTTATGAGCCTAGAAGAAGACTTACAATCATTATCAAACCACGAGCACTTTGCTCGTTTCTTACAAGTAATAAGCGATCTCCGAGAGGAGACAATAGAGGAGTTGCACGAATCTACTTCTGACAATATACAACAAATATCTGGGCGTATTCTTACTTACGACCAGGTACTACAAATGTGCGACTGGCGAAACTTACAAAAACGTTTCCAGGATAGAATTTAGCTATTGCATAGTAATATATAATATAGCCATCGCCTACGCTCGGCGTTAACAAGCGGAAACATTATGTCAGAAGAAATCACAACGGCAAACGCTGAAGCCGAAACAACAGCGATACAGTCAAATATGTCAATGGCGGATTTTGTCACCCGCCGTTTGGGGCAACAGAATGAGGAAACTCAAGAAGGAGCTCCACCCGTAGAGGCACAAGAAGAAGTAGCAGAGCAACCTTCGTACGAGAGTAATGAAGAAGTACTTGGCCAACCAGAAGGTGCTGAACAAACAGAAGAGCCGCAAGGTTCTGAAAATGTTCTTTCACAGTTTGATCTCGATGATATGTCCGAAGATGACCTCAAGGAATTATCTGAAAAATTAGGAAGTAGAGCCGTTGCTCGTTATGGTGAACTCACCGCAAAACGAAAAGCAGCAGAAGAAAAATTAAAAGATCTACAGTCCCAATTAAGTGAACAAAGTCCACTGAATCCAACCGAAGAAGTTGATAACAATCCTTACTCTAACTTAGAATCACTAGATGATCTCCAGGGTAAAGCAAGGGAAGTTAACGAAGTAATCGAATGGGCGGAGGATACATTGTTTAATGCAGATGGTTCCGGGCCAAACGATTATATCGCCGAAGTTGAAGGTAAATCACTTACTAAGTCAGAAGTTAGGGCAAGTTTGCTCAACGCTAGAAAGGCTAGAGATAAGTTCTTACCAGCTCAACTTAGAACTCTCCAAACAGTTGAACAAGCTAATCAGCTGGAGCAAGCCTTTGAACAAAAAGCAAGGCAAGAGCTCACTTGGATGGAAGGTGAGGATAACGATCTTAGGAAACAATATGAAGCTATTATAGGTGACGAAAGATTCAGTAAATTAAGAGAATCAGCCGGGCCGGAAGTAAGACCTCAACTTAACTACTTGATGGCACACGCTGCCAACAGTATTTACGGTAGGCAACCAGTCAAAGGCGGTGTTGGTAGTCCAACACTTAAACCTACTAGAACCGGAGCAACCGGAGCAAGCACATCGGAAAAAACAGTGAATAAATCAACTAAGGCGATTAAGGATCTTAGCTCTCAATTCAAAAAAAGTGGTAATAAAAGTGATTTCATAACTCTCAGAACTCTACAATTAAAAAACCGATAACCTTAATTATAATATAAAATGTCATTCTCAAATACATTCGATACTACTAATCCAGGATCCGGCGTTTCTAACAGAGAAGACTTGACTGATGTTTTGTCAATTCTTGCTCCCGAAGAAACTCCTATCCTTTCTTCTGCTTCAAAGCAGAAAGCTAGTTCAACATTTGTTGAGTGGACTGTCGACAGCCTAAGTGCACCATC